AGAAACACCACCATAAACATGGGATGTCAAATCAAATCTCCACTCACCAGGCAAACGTTGTATAACATTGGGTATATAACCCAATTTCAAAAAACTGCGATAATAATTCTCAAACGCAATTTGCACACTGGGAGTGAAACCAGTACGATTCCAACAAGCAGCCCTAATAGCAGGAGTGGGGTCAGAAAAATGATCACTGCTATACCGCAATACTTTATAACGACCTTCGTGCTGCAAACGATACTTAGCACGTTTCAAAGAACGGGGCATAACAACAGGCAAGAGCAACCTAATAATAACATCACTGACACAACCAATAATAGGTGTGCCACCATCAGTATAATTAATACTCATTGCCTTAGCTAACAACAGTGCACGTGAATCACCATCTGAACAAACAGTATGAAATTTAGATAACGCGCGTTCAATGTCGCAATAAGAATACAACTGTCCCCGATCTTCATAAAAGAACCGCCCACAAAAAGTGGTCTCATGTATACTGTGATAGGTGTCCATTTTTAACTGAAACCCCAGACAACTTATCACATTTAAATTATACATAACCTGCTGATATTCGACTTCCCCTCGAAGTCCTATAACCCCATCATCACCTTCATGAAAATGTTCAGAATCATGAGGGACACACAACCAAGTCATAAAATCATTAACCAATCCATTGCCAATAGACGTATGTGCATCACCAGAACAACGCGTGCCAAATACACTGTAGTCTAACCCAATATCACTTTTCCCTGACGTCTCAAACAGCATACGCAATGAATCAGCGTACCCTTCATCAAAGTCATCAAAGAAAAACAATAAAGCCATCATTTCAAACGAGTGAATCATTTCATAAGAATAAGACATATCAAAACGTGAATAGTCAGTCTCAATAAAATGAGAACAAGACGTTAAAGCAGACATATGAGCATCACGTTCAACAATGTCACGACCTTTAACCAGTCTCGGATGATGGCACATGAGTTTTTCAACAGCAGACACATATGGACCTATAGAAGAAAGAAAACGGTCCGAACGTGGGGAAATATTCCGAGGATCCCCACTAGTTACTGATGTTTCAATTTTCAAAAAATTCTTAACTACTGCGTCCTTTTGGTTTAGGGGCGACCTTACGAGAGACTCCTTTGCCGCCACTAACTGCTTTTGCCGGATCAATGTATACCGAGAAACCCACTCCGAGAATGTCAACGGTTGTAAAGATACTCCCATCGACAACTTCTCCTTTAACTCGAGGAAATACACAAGAGCCTTTAGGGACAGAGGATTTATCGCTAAATTTACCGGTTGGGTTAACCAAGTAACACAACACCCAGTCATATAAGTCGTCGGGTCTGACAGATCCACGGAATGACGTTTCACACATTCGCTCAATCTCTCGCAAAGCAGGTTCAAGTTCTCCTGCCTTGTGAAAATCCGTAAGTATTTCACCAGGCTTTCCAGTATAATCGAGCTTGACAGACACTTTCTTTCGTCCAACGACATCGAATGTAATACATCCCTTATTGACATCATAGAGTGACAAGGGATATTCGAAAACGGGCTGTTTGACATTCGTGCTAATGGTAGTGGTGGTAGTGGTTGTGGTAGCACCATTGCTGATAGGTTGTTTCCCATTTGGTCCCGAAGATCCACCATTCGAGCACCCCAAACTGGTTTTTGAATTGGGGGCAACACCAACATTACTCCCGGCAACGACCTGGACAATGGGTGAGGCGGTTGCAGAGGAAGATTGGGCATTAACACTACAGGGTGTTGTCGCCGGTGGGTTAACGGGATTAACAATGGGTGGGGTTTGGGCACAAGGTTGAGCACTCGTGTTTCCAAGGCAGCCAGCACATTGTTGAGAGTTTTGGCTGGGACCCGCGACAAATTGTTGATTAGTGCTGGCATTAATTGCCGGGGTCGTAGATCGAAATTTCGATTGATTAAACAAAGTTCTACGTCCGTTGCCGAACTTACAAGACATAACCTGAGAATAAACCTCATATGTCGGAACTTTAACAGAAGGAAAACTCCACGGGGCATATTTTGCAGCAAAATCACCACATACTCGACGACTCCATTGATAATCAGCGATCTTATTCCACACAAAGGATCGCAATTTATTGATGGCTATGTCGAAATAACTAAAAGACGTGGGATTGCCACTAATAACAGAAGCATAAGGAACAATGTCAACAGCATACCTATCAGACAAGAAAGACACCAACACGGAACAAAGTTTCAAAGCGCTCATATCAATCTTAGACGCTTTCATCTTACCAGTCAATAAAGACCTCAACGTATCGGCATATTTATTGTCACGTTGACAACTACTCATAGCCATGGCGCACTCATCAATGACGGCTGCAGAAATATTCAAACAAGAGCCATCAGGATGATCAAACCTATAATGTGTATAATCAGGCTGACCCATAACAGCAGGAATTGTGCCGTTAACACGGGTAACCCGGTGCCCATCAATATTTGGATAACTATCAGTAGAGCTAGTAACCAAATTATTAACGTCATCCATATTATAAACACCAGCAGATGGATGACAATAATAAATAGCAGTGGTACCCAAAAACCCTACTCTAGTATACACAAATGCGCCATAATCTGAAACCACGGATCCTTCTGATTTCCAATGATGATACCCATGTTGCAAATAAGGTGTACCACCAATTGGAGTCATATCAATCAACCCATTCTTATTAACGATCTTAGCCTCATAATGAGTTACGCCGTTATCTTGATAAGTACCAACGCCATGCCTAAACAAATCAAAATCATGATTTATTATAAAAGTAGGTCCACATATGACCGACGACAGTTGACGAATGCTCATATGATAGTCAACATGTGATAAAATGGCAGCTGGTATATGACGACGTTCAGGACAACACTCACCAGGCTTGTTGCAATTGGGGAATATCCTTGGATCTTTAGCAGATCTCAGCAAATCATCGTTGTTCATTATAGGCCCGCAAACATGCTTACACAAGCCCAATTCAGGCCATCGCACTCTGCTTCCACCAACATCCCTAAAACAAGGGAATTTATCAAGAAGCAAATCGATACAAAACGATTCAGCGGCACGCCTTTCCCATGCTAAGATATTATGTTGTCCGGATACATGGACAGGCTCTTTCAAACCATCCAAATAGTCAACAAACTGATCCTTAATCTCATTAACGCGAAATGGTTCCTGATTATTAAATACCTTAAATCGCCGATGAAATTTGGACTTCCAAAGCATGAAACTAACAACGAGACAGGACACAATCAACCCACTCACAACAGCAAAAACTATGGTCAACTGAGTGAGATATTGACCAAAAGCATTCATAGCATCATTTACAGAAACATAACTATGATGGGGAACAGGACGCCATTTCAACATCATATGGCAAATCAAGCTATTGCGTGCACTCCCATAAGATGGCACGAACGGTCTAAAAAAACCCAAAATTACAGCCAACCATGGGTGACGATAACCGTACACAATCCATTCATTCTGTATACGATCAATATCACAATCAATAGCCCAATCATCCAAATAACCACCAAAAG